GTGTATATAAAGTTAAACTAATTGAATTGAACATCTGACATTACCTCCGTTAAACATGCCACCACGTTAAGTTCGTGGTCGGCTACAAATGCATTTTTGTATTGATAATCAGCAAGAATTAACACCAATTGTGGAATAGATTGAGGCGCAACCTTATCGTTCATCTTATCGTACAATGCTCTAAAAATTGCGCTTGCATCTGTATCTATATTATTTACAACCCAATTTCGCATCTTTTTAAAATCTTTATTTTTCAAATGAGAGAAAAGTGTGTCGTAATTTTTATCGCCTATATTTTCTAGGATTCCACTATCGATAGTTCCATTGATTGAATATCTTTGTAACTCGTTAAGTACTCTACGCCAATCTGGCGCGAATTTCATAATAAGATTTGCTAGTGCAACGTTGTCGCATTTAACATTTTCTTTTTCCAAGATTGTTTTGGTGTGATCCATAAAAGTAGTACAGAGTTGAGCCATATCTTTTCTACTAGTATTAAACTCATATACACCACATCGAGAATGTAATGGTTCGATGATTCTATTTTTAAAGTTACAAGTTAGTATGAATCTGCAGTTGTTTGCAAATTCTTCAATAAATCCACGAAGAGCTGGCTGCGTAGACTGCGGATTTAAATAATCCGCTTCATCTAGTATTACTACTTTATAGTTAGCTTGTAACGAAACTGAAGAAGCAAATTGCTTAATTTTATTTCTTAACGTATCAATGTTACCTTCCTCGGAACCATTGATTAAAATAAAGTCGCAGCCAAGCTCTCTGCAGAGAGCTCTGGCTACTGTTGTCTTACCAAGGCCTGCCGTACCAGTGAACAACATATTAGGTAGTTCACCACTTTCGACAGTTTTAAGGAAGGTGTCTTTTAGTTGCTTTGGCAAGACAATATCATTAATCGTCTTTGGTCTGTATTTTTCGACCCATAGGAACTGATCAGACATTACTTCTTTTCCGTTGGCTTTTGCTCACTCTTATCTTTCATAGCATCTTCTTGCTGAAGTTGCTCGCATATTTGAATGATTTGAATACACTGGTCTCTAAGACCGCCGATGGTAGAAAGTTCTTCACCTTTAAAACCACCTCTTTGAGTAACCGCGTCTATGACTGCGACTACGCTTCTACTTGCCTTGTTTGAAAGGTCTTTTAATTGATCTAATTGTTCTGACATATTAAGCTCCGTAAGTTGACGATTTTTCAAGCGCAATCCAATAAGTAACACCTAGTCCCTTATGTTTAAATTGCGTAATTAATTTAGATGATATTTCAACATCATAATCACCTGCAAGTATTTTGATATTTGAAATATTTATGATGAAATTAAAAACAGCGTCTTGTTTAAACTCGCCATCTATATCGATAGAAAACGCATTAGAAGTTGAGTTTTGATTCTCAACTACCGATAAACTTAATACGCCATTTTCAGCTTTTATTGATACTTCATTATGGCCTAGCGTTGAAGCGGCTTTTTTAAGCTTATTTAAAGTATCGTTATCAAGTACAAATTTAACGTCTGGTTCTGGCATAGTAACATCTTTACTAGGAGAAGTTAAAGTTTCTTCAGCCGCATAAAAATATTTTACTTTTGACCTACCAGATGAATCTGACACAATAACAAAGTCATCTTCAAATTTTAAGCTTGGAGCATCAACTAATCCCATAACTCCAATAAATTCATTTAAATCATAAACGCCAAAGTCTTTTGGAAATTCTTCGGCAACATCAGCTGTAGCTACTACGTTTCTAGCTTCACTGATAGTCTTAAGAGTAGTTCCCTGCTTAATCAATATATTTTGATTAATACCAGAGAAGTTCCTAAGAACGTTTAAAGTGTTTTCACTTAGTTCCATAATAAACCTTCCTTTTTTATTTTATAGTATATTCTATCATATTTTTGTGAGTTTGTAAACAATTATATTTTAATCTTAGAGAAATTTCTATCTTTTACAAATTCTATTTTTGTTTCGAATTTGCCATCAAGTATATCTCCCTTATGAGATATTATAAACGTATTGGTATCATTATCCAACGTATGTAAAATCTTTAATAGATTTTCTATGCCATCGTGATCTAATGATGAATCAAACGTTTCGTCCAGTATCAGTAAGTTAGTTGATACTGAATTCTTCATCTTTGCTATTTGCCGCCATGTAAATAATAAAGATAAATCTATTCTTTGTTTTTCACCTTCGCTAAAAGATTCATAAACAAAATCATCTCTGTGTCTCGATCTGATCGTTTCATTAAAATTTTCATCTAAATCAAAATGTACGAAAAAATCTAAAACTTGTAAGTATTGGTTAACAAGTTTATTAATTACTGGTAGATACTGTTTTATAATCTTAGTCTTAATACCGGTGTCTCTTAACATTTCTGATATAACACCATTGTAGTTAAATTGCTCGTTAACTTTTAATTTTTCTTCAAATAGTTCTTCTTTTTCAGAGCTTAAATCTTGTAATTCTTTTCTCGCTTGTTCTAAATCTGTAGTAACTTCTTCATCTAAATATTTTTTTAAATCAGCATTACTTTGATTAAGCGATGTAATTTCTCTGTTATTAGCGTTAATAGAATTAGTCTTTTCTCTGACATGATTCATTAATTGTTCTAAATCATTAATACTATCTTGTAACTGCTTTTCTTTATCATTAATTGAATCCAAAGTATTTTTCAACTGATAAGCTTCGTTCCTAGTATCATTTATAAGTTTATCTTTATTTGCTATACTTTGTTCGCACGTAGGACAGGTATCATTTTTTTCTAAAAACAGTCCTTTTTTAGCAACTGTTTTCATTTGCTGTTTTACTTCTGCCGTTTGCGATATTATATTGTTCTTTTGTTTTTGCAGTTCTTTATATTCATTATCGCTGTCATTATCTTCTAATTCTTTAGATAGTTCGCTATTTTCATTTTGTAATTTTAATATCTTTTCTTCAGCTGTTTTTATTTGCTTATGATATTTCTTTTTATTTTCTTCTGTTAAAGCTGCAATATCTCTTATATACTTTTCTTGTTGTTCTATTTTACTCTTGATTATATCAGTAGTACTAGTTATCTTTCGTATCTTGTCTCTTAATATTGAATTTTTCTCTTTGAGAATAATATTCATTTTAGAGAATATATTAATGTCCAGAAGGTCCTCGATAACATCCCTACGATGTCCAGCATTGAGTTGCATAAAGGGTATGAAGGAAGAAGAACCTAATACAACAACCTGATGGAAACTCTTATGGTTGAGTTTCAGGATATTTTGTTCGAGTATCTTCTGGTATTCATTAGCGTGAGACGATTGATTAATCATCACGCCATCTTTCCATATTTCAAATATGGTCGGTTTTATACCTCTAATTATTTTAAAATTAGATGAGCCTATAGTAAACTGTACTTCAACTACAGTTTGCTTTTGGTTTATCGAGTTAACCAGTTGGCTCTTCATAATCTTACGATGTGGTTTACCAAACAATGCAAATGACATGGCGTCAAGCATAGTTGATTTACCTGCACCATTTTGTCCAACTACTAAGGTTGACTTATGGCTATTGAGAGGTATTTCAGTAAAGGAATTTCCGGACGATAGGAAGTTTTTATAACGAATAATTTTAAATAATATCATGCTATTTCTAGTGCTTGCGCCTCTGTCATTAGTTCTCGCATTTGGACTTTAATTTTATCTTTGTCCAAGTCAGTATCCACTGCATCTATATAGGTATCTACTATCTTAGCAGTATCTTCAAATTTCATGTCTTCATCATCAACGTTAGCACCAATAAATTCATTAAAGTTTTCTGCAATCTTTAATTCATATATGTCTTGATTCTGTATATTATCGATAAATCTATCAAACGTAAAAGGGTCTTTTTTATTAACCACTACCACTTTTACAAACTTTTTTGAAAAATCTTTATTATAAGTATTATAATCTATTTCTTCATCATTGTAAAGGACTTTTTCAAATAAAGTGTTAGGATTAAGTATTCTTTCTATTTGTCTTGTTTCAGTATCAAGTATATGAAAATATTTTGGATCGTGAGCATCAGACCAAAAGAATTCCATTTGACTTCCAAGATACCATATATTGTCTTTTTTAGAACCGCAGTGATAGTGGCCAGTTAAAACCATTTCAAATCTTTTAAATAATCCTGGGTCCATACCATGAGTGTTAGTTAAACCTCTCATCATTTCAAAACCATTTAGTTCGAGATGAGCGCCTATCCAATCAGCTTTACAATCTCGTATAAAGTTCATGCATTGTTCTTGATTATCACTGCATATCCATGGAACTAATCCTATATCTAAAGAACCATACGACATAACTTTAGGTTCCATTATAATATTAACTTCATTCATATAATGACCTAGACATTCTTTTAGTGAATTAAGTTCATTAGTATTTTTATAGTAAGTATCGTGGTTCCCAGGAATAATATCCATAGACATTCCACGTTTTCTTAGTTCATCTAAAAATGTTCTACGATTATGATTTAACGCCTTAAAGTTTACGAACTTTCGATGGTCGTAGTAATCACCAAGGTGTAGTATTTGTTTTACGTTTCTCTTTTCGCATTCTGGAAAAAATATCTTTGAGAAGAAAGTTTCTGCATTATCCAGAAATATTTCTGACGAGTTTCGTATACCATTGTGCGTATCATTTAATATAGCTATTTTCACTGCATAAACTCACTTAAATCAGAATCAGCTATTTTAGTTCTTCTACGTTTTTTCTTTTCTGTTTTAGCAAATTCTTTTATTTCAGCGTCTCCCATCCTTACCCTTTCAATTCTGTCTTTTAAAGTATCAACAAAATGAGATGCAACTTGTTCTCCAACTCCACCAGCATCTAAGTCTGTATCTACAAAGCTTTCTATTCCTGATTTAGTTAAATACTTAAGTTTGATTTCTTGTTGTTTCTTTTCTTTTGTTATTCTTCTTAAAAAAGCGTACCAAGTAATCTGTGTAAAATACGCAAACGCGTTTGGTCGACCAGTTCTAGTTGCAGCTTCTAAGTTATAGTTACCTATAGCCTTTAAACAGTTTTCAACTGCATCCATAACCATCTCTTCTCGATAAGTATATCTTATAAAGTTTGCTTTATGTGATAGTCCTTCAGCAATTCTTAAAAAACAAGTTGCTATATAGTCAGGAACTTTTGGAATGTTATTGTCTGTTTTTCTAGCAGTTTCTACTTTTTCGACGTATTCGACAACCGCATTAGAAAAATCGGCATTATTAACATAATGTATGCTCTTTTTACGTGCCATTTTTTAACCTTTCATAATATATTATACAATACTTTTAGGCAAAAGTAAATGATTATTTTTCTCTCTTATTTGTGAAAAAACTTGTTTACAAACTTAAAAAAATGGTATATAATAAAAGAGTAGGTTGAGAGGGAAGGAGTATACCGTTAATGATAAGTCTTGTTTCGAGGTTTAAACTTTATTACGTTTCCTTTATCAGAGTCTTGTGGATAATTATCTTCGGCCATAGCTCCGTACTTTTCTTCTAAAAATATGTCCATTTCGTCGTCTGACATTCTCGCTATGGCGTGTTGTATTTCATCTAAGTTTGCATATTTTTTCTTGGTTTTAGTATTTTTTGCGTTTTTTAAGTCATAAGTAAGAGCTCTTACGCACGCTTTGTAGTGTTTTAAAATATCTGGCGATGGATTTGTGGTGACAATAATGTGTGATGCGTTAACCGATTGTAAAGTATTAGGGTCGTCTGAAAAAGACATCCATGGTCGAAAAGCAAAAAATCGAAATCCTTTTTGATAGTCTTCTAAAGCTATGACGCGTAGAGCTTTATTAACTAAGATTTCCATCATGTCTTCACCGGTGTTCCATTCTACGACTTCACATATTATCTCTTCGTTGTTCGTTAATTTAAACTGTTTGATGTCTGTTTTCATAGTTCTACTTTATATGTTTTGTGATTAAATTTTTCTCTACCATAAATTCTAAGTCTTTCGTCCGCGTGTAATATTCCATAATTTTTTCTTGACTTCCAACTTATATCGTCAACAATATCGTAAAGAGTAGTATCGGTATTATCATCTGTCTTTCTTAGTCCTCTTCCTATGCTTTGCAAAACTCGTATCTGCGATTTTGAGGGAGATGCAAAGACTATATTATGAAGGTTCCTAATATTTATACCTGTACTGAACGTACCAAGTGATGCTACAGTAATAGAATCTTTTTGTTTTTCAACTATTGCTCTTATGGCTTCTCTATCTGTGGTGGCAGTTTCTCCAGATACAAAAAAAATCTTGCGTGAGTCTTGGCCATATTCTTTTATTAACTTGTAAAGCGGTTTGCCATGCTTCTCGACGTAATTATATAAAACTAACGTGTTACCTTTTAAATCCAAAGTTAAGTTCTTAATAAACTTATTTCTCTTTTCGTATCCTACGATGTATTCGATCTCTTGTTGGTATGTTTTCTTTCCAAATTCTTTTCTAGTTTTTTCATTGTAAGTAAGCACGATTCTACGTATTGAGAGTTTTGCGAGAGTATCATTGTCTTGTAGAGCTCGTGTGCTAGTGACTCGGTATATT